ATGGAAAAACTTAGCAATATGACCGATCGAGTGTCTGCACTTGAGCAATGGCGGTGGATGGTCATTGGTGGTGCACTGGCCTGTGGATACCTATTAGCTCACTTTGGACCGCTATCTAAATTCATGGGTTGACTTATATTAGGGGTGCGTATATAATCTCTTTGCTTATCAGGAGAATATATGCAGCCACTAGATTATAAGTACATTGGATTGATATCAACGCACCTCCCGCTCTTCACCAGGAAGCGGGACGGTACGTATAACTTCCGTTGCGTTCTGTGCGGAGACTCTCAAACAAACAAAAGAAAGAAGCGCGGGTTCATTATTGCTGAACACGAGCGGGTGACCTATTACTGCCATAATTGCCATGCATCTATGAGTCTTGGTAATATCATAAAGCACCTAGATGGCGCACTTTTTGACGAGTACCAAAAAGAAAGGTTAGCGGAGAAATATATTTCCAAGCAAGTTGGAATAACCGCACAACCTCGTGACATAACCAAGATAAGTTTTCCTAAATACCTCCGCTCTCATCTAAAATACCTCAAGAAGATATCATCGCTCCACTATGATCATCCTGCAAAAAAGTACGTAGATCAGCGCAAGATTCCAACTAAGCATCACCACAAGTTGTTCTTTTCTGAGAGTTATAAGCAATGGGTCAACACTATTGTTCCTGATAAATTTGGGACCATAGATAAAGATGAGGCTCGATTGGTTATTCCTTTTATTGATATGGATGGGTCTTTGATTGGGTTTACTGGGCGGTCCCTTGATCCTAAGAATCCTCTCAGATACATGACTATAGCAGTTGACACAAACAAGCCCCTACTTTATGGATTGGATAGCATTGATAAATCCCGTAAGATATATGTAACTGAAGGACCTATTGACTCGCTCTTCCTTCCAAACGCACTAGCAATGGGTTCTTCAAACAACCTGGATGGTCTCAAGAAGTTCATGGATGATCCTGTAAAGTTTGTATTGGTAATGGATAACGAGCCAAAAAACAAAGATATTTGTAATATCGTTGAGAAAGCAATTACTTTAGGGTATAATGTATGCATATGGCCCTCTCACATAGTACAAAAAGACCTTAATGAAATTGTTCTTGCTGGTATGAAGCCTGAAGATTTGCAGCTGCTAATTGACTGCAATACCTCTAGGGGATTAGAAGCAAAGGCAAAACTAATGCAGTGGAGAAGATGCTAGATATAGAAAAAAAAGCAAGAAACTATATGCGATCCATGGACAGATTAATTATGTCATGTGACACAGAGGAGGAGGTGAGGATGCTTGCATGTGCAATGATGACATCCTCTATTACAATCCTTGAGCAGCAGGTAGGTCCAAGGGGAACACGTAAACTGTTAGATAGTACATTGGAGGCTAGATATGGAGCAGATGGAAGAAGTACAGGTAAATGACCTTGATCCAATAAAACAAAAACATCAACGAAGAATTCAACAAAAAGACAACCACATCCAAAGGCAGTGCAAGATACTGAAAGAATACTCTATCCCAGTAGATGAACCACACAAGCTACATAAGACCCATGCAATGAATTGTGGGAATCCTAATTGTTATATGTGTGCTAATCCTCGCAAAGTATTCAAAGAGAAAACTGTACAGGAAAAGAAGTTTGAACAAACTGAGAAATGGAAAGATGATGTATGAAAGCAAAGCTGATTAGTTTTTCGCAACCAACCAAAGAAGTATACGAACAAGGCCTCGAGAATGTCCAAGATCTCATTGCATTCTGTGCAAGAGTATCAAATCCGGGAAATCAATCAAACAAGGAAACCGCAGATCGACTCATCAAGTACCTTGCCAAACACAAACACTGGTCCCCTTTTGAGCTCGTCTCAGCGTGTGTTGAAATTGAGACAACAAGAGATATTGCGCGACAAATTCTCCGACATAGAAGTTTTAGCTTCCAGGAGTTCAGTCAGCGGTATGCAGACCCCACAAAGGAACTTGAATTTGTATACCGAGACGCACGAATGCAGGACACCAGTAATAGACAAAATAGTATAGAGAATAAAGATAAAGAGCTTGATCGTTTGTGGCAAGACCAACAACAATTTATTATTAGATGTGCACGTAATGCTTACGATTGGGCTATTGTAAATGGAATAGCCAAAGAACAAGCAAGAGCAGTATTACCAGAAGGACTTACAGTTTCTCGATTGTATATGAATGGTACTATTAGATCGTGGCTGCACTATATTGATCTAAGATCTGCAAACGGCACTCAAAAAGAACACATGGAAATAGCGTTTGCATGCGCAGCCGCAATTGCAGCTATATTCCCACCAATAACAGAATATGTACAACAATAATAACGAGGTATCAATGACTCAACCCTTGGCTGCTTTAAGACTAGGTGATACAAACAAGTATAGTATAGTGATAGATAAGAGTAGAGATAGTCTATTTGATGAACATGGTCTGAAGCGATTGCGAGAGTCTTATATGCTAGACTCCGAGGAATCCCCTCAGGAAAGGTTCGCTTATGTATCAAGAGCTTTTGCATCAAACCAGGAACATGCTCAACGATTGTATGAGTATGCTAGTAAACATTGGTTATCATACTCCACTCCTATCCTATCGTTTGGACGCACTCAGAAGGGGTTGCCAATATCTTGTTTCCTCAACTACATCCACGACAGTAGTGCAGGACTGGTTGAGAATCTATCTGAAACCAATTGGCTCTCCATGCTTGGAGGGGGAGTAGGGATTGGATTTGGTATTCGTTCTGCTGATGACAAGTCTACTGGTGTTATGCCTCATCTCCGCATATACGATGCTAGCTCTCTTGCATACAGACAGGGGAGAACCCGTAGGGGTTCTTACGCTGCTTACCTTGATATTGATCACCCTGATATTTCTCTCTTCTTGGACATGAGAAAACCAACTGGAGACCCTAATATGAGGGCTCCAAACCTGCATCACGGTGTTAATATTACTGATAAGTTTATGCGGTTGATTGAAAAGGCAATGCTGGATCCAGAAGTGGATGACAGCTGGGAGCTAGTTGATCCCCATGATGGTCAAGTAAGAGAGGTAGTATCTGCCAAGACACTGTGGCAATACATTCTTGAACTTAGAATGCATACTGGGGAGCCGTACTTGCATTTTATTGATACAAGTAATAGACACTTGCCCCAGCACCTCAAAGATCTTGGTTTAAAGGTTCACCAGTCAAATCTTTGCTCCGAAATTATCCTGCCTACAGATAAGGATAGAACGGCAGTATGTTGTTTATCATCTGTTAATTTAGAATACTATGACGATTGGAAGTCGGATGAATTATTCCTCAAAGATCTCGCTGAAATGCTTGACAATGTACTCCAGTATTTTATTGATAACGCTCCCACTGCTGTTGCTCGTGCTAGGTACAGTGCTGAACGTGAAAGGTCTATTGGTATTGGCGCTCTTGGTTGGCACGCTTACTTGCAGCGCAACAATCTGCCTTGGGAGTCTCCTATGGCTGTCGGGAGGAACAAGCAAATCTTCAAACACATACGAGAGAGATTAAATGAAGCAAATCTTGAACTTGGATCTGAAAGGGGCGAAGCTCCTGATGCACAAGGTACTGGATTACGGTTCTCTCACCTTATGGCTATTGCTCCTAATGCTAGCAGTTCGATCATTATGGGTAACACCTCTCCATCTATTGAACCGTTCAGAGCCAATGCCTATAGACAAGACACTCTCAGTGGTTCGAGCCTGAATAAGAACAAGTGGCTTGATAAACTTATCAGAGCTGAGTCAGAAAAGAATAAAGACGGGTGGTACGAAGATGTATGGTCGAGTATTATTGCTAATGATGGTAGTGTCCAGCATCTTAATTGGATGTCAGACTGGGACAGAGATGTATTCAAGACCTCTATGGAAATTGACCAACGATGGTTGATTCAGCATGCAGCTGATAGGCAAGAGTATATTGATCAGGCTCAGTCACTCAACCTATTCTTTAGACCAGATGTAAACATTAAGTACCTACATGCAGTACATTTTCAAGCTTGGAAGCAGGGGTTGAAGAGTTTATACTACTGCCGTAGCGAGAAGATTGGTAAGGCAGATAAAGTATCTAAAAAGATTGAGCGTCAGGTAATTGATGAGATTGATCTAAAAGCACTAGCTGCTGATGATGATGTTTGTTTGGCATGTGAGGGCTAAATGAACTTTATAAACGACTCCGATGTATGGGGTTTGTGTCCGTCAGATTGGATATGGGTATACGATAAGTTAATTGTTGCTCGTAAACAAAATATTATATCCGGTCCTGCTGGTGTATCCGTCCCCACCGCAGGATTCTATATTGTAAGACCAATTACAAATATAAGAATGATGGGTCGCGGGGTAAAGAAATGCTGGCTCGAGCCTGGGGATGATAATAATGTGCCTGACGGGTATTTCTGGAGTGAGATACTAACTGGTGATCACGTTAGTGTTGACTACCATTGGGGTCAACCTGTATTGACGGTACAGGGATTTAGAGATGACCCGGCTGCATTAGATCGGTTTAATTTGTGGGTAAAGACTGATCACACACATATTATCCCGGACTGGTTAACAGGTCTTGGACAAGTACAAGAGTGGGTTAATGTGGAATATATTGGTGGTAAAGCAATTGAAGTACATACCAGGTACAATGATGATTTTGCCAATCATACTGCAAGTGAAATCATTCCTCGATGGATTGGGCAAGAAATTAACCCACCACCAGGTTGGTCATGGTATGAGAGCCCTGCACAGGATAGGCTGGGCTTTTGGACAAAAAATAATTAATAAACCAAATAAGGATGACCATGAGAAAGAGAGTTGCCATCTTTATTGACCACCCAAGATGTTCAATACAATCAGGTAACGGAATAATAAAGGCACTCTCTCCTCACTATAACATTAAGATATTTACCAAGCACAAGCTGGAAGATGGGTTCTTTGACGATGTAGACATGGTTTGCTTTCCTGGTGGTTTTGGAGATAGCGATTCCTACGACTATCTATTTCGAGCCAATGGAGAAAGTGTTCGCAAGTACGTGAAAGATGGTGGTAGATATCTTGGAATTTGTATGGGGGCTTACTGGGCAGACCAGATATACTTTGATATACTAGATACTACTAGAGTTGAACAGTATATTACACAACCTGATACTGATACACGTCGTCCTCACGCTAAAGCAATGCCAGTTGACTGGCATGGAGAGCAAACAAAGATGTTCTTTTATGATGGGTGTACGTTTAAAGGTGGCAATCATGAAGTATACGCCACCTATATTACTGGGTATCCTATGGCAGTCATACAAGGTAAAATAGGGTTGATTGGTTGCCATCCTGAGAGCGAACTACATTGGTATAATTCATACAGCTGGATGAAAGGCTTATATCATGATGGATTACACCACAGAATGTTGTTACAATTTGTTGACAATTTAATGGAGAAGTAGTATGCTAGTAGAAATGCTATTGTATGGATTCATTTCTGCGTTTGGATGGTGGGGAGCTAACCATTACATTATTGAGCCTTATTTTCCACCTCCAACGGAAGAATCTAAAAAAATAAAAAAAGAATAAAGGGCAAGATGACTTCAGAAAAAAAGCAAGAAGATCAAAATGAAGACATGGCTAAACAACTTGAAAAATTAAAACCTAAAAAGAAAATATCAATTTCTAAAGACCTCCTAGAAAATGCAAATAGCTATGATGATAAGTTGGTAGTCATAAAAATGACTGCAGAGAAAGAA